ATGAGAACGACGGTCATTTCTGTATCCGTTCGTCGCGGGGTGTGGTGATGCTCGAAATCTGTGAGGAGGACCTACAGGTGATCGCCAGGAACGCGCTGAGAGGACTGGTCGCGCGTGGGACGCAGGCGTTTCCAGCTCGCTGGTACACGGGACTTCCAGAGTGGGTAGAGGGTGAGGGGAAGCCATGAGCCGCGACGATCCGTGGGTGTCCGTCACCGACATCAAGGCCGGGGACTCGATCTTGTGGGCGGATCTGATTTGTGCTGTGGAGCGCGTGTCGATCGACCCCGCCCGCCGCAAACGGAGAGGGCGATGGTTTCACGTTCGGATCGAGGATGGAGCCGAGAAACGCCTCGCCTATTTCAACGACGAGCGAGTGGTCCGGCTAGACGGGGGGAGGCTCCGATGAGTCTGCGTGAAGCCTGCAAGCACGGACGATGGGACGAGGAACATCTGATGGATGAACCCGATTCCGAAGGCTATCGACAGAACTGTCCTGGCGGTCGCATCCTGTCCGACGCCGAAGCCCTCAGGGCGCTCCTGTTCGAGACATGCGGGGAGTGTGACGGGAGAGCCGAGACGTTCAAGCCGCTCGGAACAATGGCCCACAACGAGGCCAGTCCCCACTACCTGACCCCAGCGGAGGGGTTCTGGAAGGGGGAACGGCTACCGCCTGGTCGTTACCGGGTGGGTGACGACCAGGACGTGTGGATCGAGTTCGATCTGCTCGGCGAGGGCGACGTGCTGACGAATGCCGTCTACCTGCCCGAAGTGGAGCATTGGCCGTTCGGTCAGACGCCGCTGCGCATCATGTGGACCTGCCCCACCTGCGGTGGGAGCGGGCAGACACCGAAAGACGGGGTGCGAGTTGATCCAATGGCGAAGGACCCGAACGGCCCGTTCGTCATCGTCCCCGCCTCGATGCTGGAAGGAGACAACACATGACCCTCCTGCTGCAACTCCGAGGGAGCGAGCGTCGAGCGGATGGTCGCCAGTTCGTGTCGTTCGAGGTGGTCGACGGCCATTGGCGCCCCGAGTATCGAGAGGACTTCAAGGTGATGTGGCGGGCCGAGAGGCTGGAAGGAGACAAGACCAATGACTGACGACCTCTGCGCTCGATGCGGTCATGTGGACGCCTGGCACGCCTACGACGAAGGAGAGTGTTTTGTGAACTGGGAGGAACCGTTCGAGCTGTCCTGTGACTGCGAGGCGTTCGTTCCGGGCGGACGCGAAGGAGACGAGACCGATGAGTGAGATCCTCGTGGGCCTGTTCGTGGGTTGGGCCGTCTTCGAGGCGACCTACATGTTCGCCTGGTATGCGGGCTATCGAGTGGGGAGGTTCGGGGATGACTGAGCCGACCCGAGACGATCTGCGGGTGATTGCGCCTGGCGGGTATACGAACGTCCTCGAAGACGCCGAGTTCGCCGCCATCGCCCGCAAGGACGGGTGGGTGAAGATCGACGTGGACGTAGAGGCAATGCGGGAATTGGCTGCGAGGCCGTATGTGCGAAACAACACCTCCATAGGAATCATGAAACTGGTCGATTCCCTCCTCGATGCTCTCGACCCCGAAGGAGACACCCCATGAACCCCGTTGACTCGTTGATCGATTCGTCGGTCCGCTGCGGGCGATGCGGTATGCCTGGCGTGGGAACGTGCTACTGCTGGACCCGCTGCTCGTGCGGGTGGTGGGCGGAAAAGGGCCGACCGTGCCGCAACCCGGGTACCACGCGATGCTCAACCAAGCTGCGGTACGCGGAGGTCGACCCCGAAGGAGACACACTGTGATCCACGCTCTCGGCTGGGCGGCGGTCATCCTCCAGGCGGCTCACTCGTACCGGCACCGCCAGCACCTCGACCCCCACGGTGTGCTGGAGCATCGGGCGGGACTGCCGGCCGTCGCCTTCGCCGTGATCCTGCTGTTCATTCTGGCGGTGCTGATCGAAGTCACCGGGGTCGGTGGGGTCTCGGTCCCTGCCGCCCCTCCGGCTCAGAAGGTCATATGGGTGCCGGTCGCATGATCGAGCCACGACTGGAGGACCTGTTTTACGTCGCCGACAACGAGGACGGCCACCCGGAACGCTACGGGCTGGACGAAGCCGAGTTCGACCGGCTCGCCAGAGAGGCGGGCTACGTCAAGATTCCCGTCGATGCGGTGCGCCTGCCGGGCCACTACTGGATGAACGGGGAACGGATTGAGGACCCCTCGATCGAGCTGATCCTGATCCCGGCAACCGTCGTCCGAGTGCCCAAGACGAGATGACGGGCCACTACCGATCTGCTACCGTGCCGCCTGTCCCGGCAGCCGTGGCCCTACACCATCGAAAGTCTCCGTCCTCGGGCGTGAGCCTCCTTTCGGCCGGGACCTTTCGAGGACCCCCGTCACAGCACCAGCCGACGGGGGTTCTCGCGTGAAGTCCCGATCCGGCTGGCGAGCGGCGGTCCTGGACATGTACGGATTCGAGTGTCCTGTCCGCTCCGGTTGCTACGGGCGGCTCGAGACTCACCACCTGGTCTACCGATCCAGAGGCGGGCAGGATCTCCCGGAGAACGGGATCATGTTGTGCACTGTCCATCACGGCCGGGTCCACGCCAGCCAGCTCCTGATCGAACCGCGGTGGCTACACCCGTCGGCAGTCGCCTGGCTCGCAGAGCTCGGGGCGGTCGACTGGGATGACCTCGGCCAACCGTTCGGACGGCACTGGCAATCCTTCGCCCCACGCCGGTAGCGACGCGCTATCGTCACGCCGCATGAGCGAGCAGCAGAAGCTGGTCTTTACGGTTCCGGCAGAGATGCACGAAGCGATCAAGGATGCGGCGGCGGAAGAGGAACGGTCGATGGCCTCCTGGATTCGCCGAGCGATCGCCGCTGCTCTCCCCCCAGCCACTACTTGACGCCACTAACCTCGTGCCCTAGTGTTCCTTTCGTGTAGGGGGCGTCCATCCCGGACGTCCGCGGCTAACGAAAGGAGTGCACCAGTGAGTGCATACATGGTCCCAAAGGGCCACATCGACGTCCTGGTCTCGGCAGCCCGCCAAGGTCGGGACCGTCTCCGGTGGTGGGATACCGACCCGGCTGTCCACGTCGCCAACGGGGAGACGTTCAGCCTGGAATTCGTGCGGGAGCACATGCGGGAACTGACCGATGACAACCTCGGCCTGGTCGGAGCGATGCTGCTCAATGAGAACCGGCTGTCGGTCAACCACCGCTATCGCGAGGACGAGATCGAAGAGCCGTACCTGTTCCGGGAGACCGAGGGCTATCCACCCAAAGTGGTGCTGACGGCGATCTCCGGTTACGAGTACCAGGCGTGCGAGCACCCCGGCTGGTTCACTTCGGAGGCTCGGCAGTTCTGCGAATCCCTGCGGGACAAGATGTGCGGGAAGCTTCGGGCAGAGGAAGGCTGGGAGATCGCCCGGCCCGCCTACCAGCGCGGGATCTCGATCCTGGATCTCGGAAAGGACAAGCGATGAGCATCCTGGTCATCCGCTGGTCATCCAGCAACAGCGAGCCGTGGGTCGTGGAGGACGTCAATGGCGATCAGCGGTCAGCCATAGAAGAACTCGCCGTCCAGTACGACCCGCACGCTCAGATCATCGACGACCACCCATTCTCTCCAGCCGACGCAATCGCGGCGCTGGAGGGACTCATGGAAGGAAGCACGCATGACACAGCTACCGATTGAGAAGGTCCAACCGGGGAACAACATTCGACATGCCCTGGGAGATCTCGGTCCCCTGGTCAAGTCGATCGAGGCGGTGGGCATCCTTGAGCCCTTGCTGGTGGTAGGGAACACCTCGGACGGCTGGACGGTGGTTGCCGGGCATCGGCGGCTGGCGGCGGCGAAGAAGGCCGGACTGACTGAGGTCCCGGCGTCGGTGGTGAACTTCACCGAGGCGGAGATCGCTGAGGCCATGCTGATCGAGAACCTCCAGCGGGAGGACCTCTCCCCGATCGAGGAAGCCGAGGGGCTGTTCCGGCTGGAGGAACTCGGGATCGCCCGGAAGGAGATCAGCCAGCGAACGGGGATCCCGCCCAAGCGGATCAAAGATCGAGTGCATCTGCTCGACCTCCCGAAGCCAGCGCAGAACCTCGTCCACCAGGGCAAGCTGCCGATTGATGCCGGGCTACTCCTGGCCAACGAGCCGCCCGACGTCGTCCTCGCCATGATCGAGGAAGAGATCTCCGCTCGGGACATCAAGTGGAGGCTGGAGCAGGTGCGACAGGAGCGCAAGAACGCCGACGCTATGGAGACCCTGGCCCCTCGGATCGAGAAGCTCCGTGAGGCCGGGGTGCCCGTGGTCGACAGACCCAAGTCATGGGAGCAGCCGGCCGGAACGGGAGGATGGGTTGAGATCGGCCAGGGCTGGTCGAAGCTCGACCTCCCGGTGCGGGAGCACGCCAAAGAGCCATGCGCCGCCTACTGGCTGGACCCCGGCTCGGCTCATTCCCCGGCTCGGCTGATCCCCGCCTGTCAGAAGAAGAAGCGCCACTCCTTCACCGGAGACTCGGAGCTCAAGATCCCCGACGCCGAGAAGGACCACGCCGAGACCCAGGCGAAGAAGGCCCGCGCGGCAAAGGAACGAGCCAAGGCCCAGGAGCGAGAGGCCGTCTACTCGACGGTCGAGAACCTGCCTGCCGAGACGATCCAGTGGATGGTGCTCGGGTTCGCCGGGTACTCCGACCTGGCGGAAGCTGCGAAGCGGCTGGACCTGGAGACCGCCGATGCTCTGCTCGAGTACGCCGGGCAATCGAAGGCCAACCTGCGGCGGGCCGTGGTGGCGGTGGCCCTCGCTACCGATCCTCTCGGATCAGATGGATGGGGCCACCGGGCCGCGGCAGTTAAGGCCCTTCGTGAGGCGATCCAGTGACCAGCCCGTCAGGGACGCCTTCCGCTCCGATCGAGGGCGTCCCTTCCTCTACCCCCACCCCGGGCGATTCCGGCCGTATCGGGCAAACTGGGGGCGGCTACGGCAAACGCTTGAAAGCCATCCTCCAGACTTCCTCTACTCAGACCACCAGGTGGTATGTCGACCCGGGCGACGTCCAGAGATGGGCGGTTCATCGGGGAATGACCCTGGACCCCGCCCCGGGCACCGAGCCGGCTCTGCCCTGGATGATCTCGACCGACCTCGACGTGGAAGAGATGGTCGAAGGCAAGCTGCGGCACCGGCCGGCCTCGATGGACGATGTCGAGGAATGGGCCTTGGCGAGGAACCTGCGACTACTACTTGACGCCGGATGATCCGTGTGCCAGAGTGAGGCTTGTAGGGCAACGGCAATCGAAAGGAGTCCACATGCACACATTCACAGCCAAGACCCGGTGCCCCTGGTGCCGGGAGCTCCAGCTCCAGGGTGGGGAGTGTGAGGCCTGCGGCTTCACCGGCTCCTGCCCGTATTGCGAGTACGACGTGACCCCGGACAACCCGAACCCCCAAAATCACGACGGTCCCTGCGCGGCGGAAGCCGTGGCCGAGGCCCGAGCAGACGAGGTGACATGATGGCCAAGATCATGAGGATCCGGTTCGAGCACAATCCATACGGGAGGGGCTGGTTTCTGAGGGTCCAACTGGGACCGGGCGCTGGCTACCGATGGGTTGACCTCCCCGGGTATTCGATGAGCGTCAACGCCCCCTGGTATCGGCACCTGTCGATCTCCGGGCGTACGGCGCGCGTTGGTTGGCGGTGCAAGGCCGCTCCTAAGAGGAATGCCTATACAAGACCCAAGCTGCTAGCTGGCCACCTGTTCACGCGAAACGCCAACCGCCACCGCGTCTACCCGGGGTGGTGGTGATGGGACTCATCGTTGACATCTATCGCACCGCCGCCCTGGGCGACTGCACCGGAGGCGGGATCTCCGCCAGCCATGACCAGTTGACGCTGGTCAACGTCTCGGGTCCGTTCGAGCCGACCCCCGACCGACCTGCGGCTCTCCTGGTGGACGGCAACCTGCGGGGGACCAAGCGGATCGTTCCGGCCGTCTGGGACGAGGACGCTTCCTGGTGGACGATGCTCCGACTCCCCGACCAGGTCGGCCCGATGATGGGCGGCAACTACGCCGCCACCTCGGACAGTCGGTTCCGGAACGCGGCCGACCTCTATGGAGCAGTCGCGATCCACGACCGCTATGAAACCCCTGAGCAGTACGCGAGGCTGAGCCAATGAACCACGCCCAACGCCTCGCCTTGTGGCGGGACACCCTGACCCCCGGCCGGCGGATCCGATGCGTGGAGAACACTCGGATCCCCACCAGGGCCGGGGTGATCGTCGAGATCCTGACGGTCGGCGTCTACTACGCCACGGCTTGCTGTGTCTCGGACCCGTCCGGGCAGCTCGTCGAGGGGGCTACCTTCCACCTCGACCTTCCGAAGCTTGCTCGCAACCTGCACCACGCCACCGCCGACCGCATTCGGTACACCCTGGAAGGCCCCCGCGGCGGCGAGTGCGAATGGGAGGTCATCGACTGACTTGGGATCGCCTTTGCCGTCGGTCCCAGGCTGGACCCCGCCCCTGAGATTGGGACCTCCCGGGGCGGGGTTCTCTTGTGCGATAACTACTTGACGCCTGGATACCCGTCTGCCAGAGTGAGGCTTGTAGGGCCAACACGAAAGGAGCCAGATGTTCCCTCTCGACCTGATCGACGCCAACCCGAACCAGCCCCGCAAGCACTTCGACACCGAGGGGTTGCGGGAGTTGGCCGCTTCCATCGCCAAGCTCGGGATCCTCCAACCGATCGTCGTCCGGCCGGTGGGCGATCGCTTCACGATCGTCGCTGGGGAGCGCCGGTGGCGTGCGGCTCAGATGGCCGGACTCACCGAGATCCCGGTGGTCGAGATCTCCCCCGACATGGCCGAGGGCGACCAGTTCGTCCGCTCGGTGGCCGAGAACGTCAATCGCCGGGACATGACGGTGACGGAGGAAGCCCAGGCGTTCCAACGTCTGGTCGACTCGGGCATGACGATCGAGGAAGTGGCCGAGGTGCTGGGGAAGCGGCCCCAGGACATTCGGTGGCGTCTCGATCTCCTGGCCCTGGACCCGAAGCTCGAGGAACTGGCGAACCGATCCCCCGACCTGGCCTGGTTCGTTGCGAAGTTGGGGATCGAAGATCAATGGCGAGTGTGGAGGGAGATCAACAACGGCATGGGAACCCAAGACGCAGTTGCATTCTGCGAGGCGCTGGCTGCGCCCCAGGACGAGATGTTCGCCGAGTTCACCCTGACGGCCGAGGAAGTCAAGATCCGGGACCAGGTGGCCTCGGTCTGCGACCGGCTGGACAAGGCGATCGGAGCGATCCACGATCTGATGGACGGCGACGACGGCCGGGTCGCTCAGATCCTGGCTGACCGGGCCTCGATCCTCACCGACCGCCTGGAGCTCGCGGCTAAGTCGGTCCGCACCGAGGCCAAGGCGGCTCGGCGAATCCTCGGGATCGTGCGGGCACGATCATGAAGGAGTTCTACCGAGACTCCTGGCACACGCATATCACGCCTACACAGATCCTGGTCTGCCCCGGATCGAAGTGTCATGCCTCTGAGTGCCCGGGAGTGGAGAGGCTGGTCAATACCGGGGACCCGACGCCTCGACTGCTACCATGACGACAGTAGGGACCACGATCGAAGGAGCCCCCGCTGTGCAATTGTTCACCGCCCGATACACCGCCAAACGCCTGATCGCCCAGGCCGACGCTGTGCCCGTCGCCACGACGGTTGGTCAATCGTCATCCACCTTCCACCGTCCAGCCTTCCACAGCCCGTCACTGGCCCCCTACGGCGTGTTCGGCATCACTCATTACTCCACTTTCCGGGAACGGTATCGCGAGCGTCTCGGGCGACTAGGGCTGGATCACATCGCCACCGAGCTCGAGACCATCGCCACCCTGACCGGCTGCCCTCGGCTCGCCCTGCTCTGCTTCGACGACTTGACCAAGCCCGACAACTGGTGTCATCGCCGCATGTTCGCCGAATGGTGGGAAGAACAGACCGGGATGGAGGTGCCGGAGCTGGGTCGCATGGCCGAAGCCCAGCCCGAGCTGTGGGATGCGATGGCCGACCTCCCGTCGGCGACGGTTGTCCGGAAGTCGCATCGACTGATCGAAGAGGGCCGGGTGAAGCTGCTCAAGAACGGTCGGCTGGTTCGGGTGGACGGTGACTCAGCCAGCTACGCGATCTCGATCACGAACGAGGTGGCCGGACCCTGCATCTGTCGGTCGGTTCATCCCTGGTGCTCGCACCGCCTCGCTGCTCAGGCCGTGGTCAACCCGGACCACCTGCCCTCCACCTGATACAGTCCCGCGACAGCGCGTGGGTAGTTCAGTGGTAGAACGCCTCGATTCCGTCGGGGAGGCCTGGGTTCGATCCCCGGCCCGCGCTCGATGTTCCGTGGCTCGATACCGCCGGCGATGCAATCGCTGGTCGTCAAGACAATCGACGGGTGGGACGTAGACGAGATCTACGTCGGCGCGTCCGGCAACTTCACGATCGAGCGACTACTCGCCCCTCGAGGGCGACGCCTGTGGTCGAACGATGTGCAGATCTACTCCTGTGCTATCGGATGGCGGTTGGCCGGCCAGGACTTCCGCCTCGAGGTCCGCCCGGACTTTCAAGACGAGTGGGGCTGGCTAGCCGACTCGATGACGACGCCCACCGGGAAGCTGGCGACGATCATGCTCGCCTCGACCATGATGCAGGGAGCCGGGAGCGGCAACGCCTACTACTCCCGCATCCGAAGGGCCTACCGGGCCCAGTGGCCCCGGCTGTTCGCCGAGACGTGTCAGACCATCGACTCGGTCGGGGTGGAGCTCGCCGGGTTCCATGCCGGGGATTGCGTCGACTGGCTGACAGAGATCCCGGCAGATCAGGGGTTCGCAGTCTTTCCTCCGTTCTTCGCCGGCGACTACGAGGCCATGTTCCGAGGATTGGGCAAGGTGTTCGACTGGGACGAGCCGGAGTATCCGGAGTTCGACCACGAGCGGGCCGAGCTGATGATCGAGCGGATGCGAGGGATAAAGCGGTGGCTGTACGGGTCCAACGTGCGCTGGCCCCAACTGGAGGACCACCTGACCGGGATCGTGCAGACCACGAACCGCGGGGTGCCGATCTATTGCTACGCCGACGACGGGCGACCTCGGGGAGTCGTCAGGCCCGCTCAGCACATCGACGCACTCCTGATCCCACACCTCGGCCCGGACGACGAGTTGGGCGAGGAACTCAACATCATCCCGCTTACCGACGGCCAATTCTCGCTTCTGCGGTCCCGGTACATGAACCGGCACATTCGCCCGGGCCAGGCGTCGGCGGCGTACGGGGTCCACGTCGACGGGATCCTGGTCGGCGCCTACGCGATCACCACGGCTCCAACCCTCGCCCATTACGAGCGGCACATGCCGACGCCCACGGTGTATCTGCTCTCCGACTTCCCGGTCTCGGGCACCAGATACGACCGGCTCGCCAAACTGGTGCTCTACGCTGCGTTGTCGGAAGAGTCCAAGGCGCTGATCGAGTTGGTGGGGCGCAAGCGATTCAGATCCATGGCCACGACGGCCTTCACCGACAACCCGGTCTCGATGAAGTACCGAGGGGTGTTTCGACTCCTGAGCCGCAAGGACAGCACCGACCCCCTCTACCAGTATCAGTTGCAGTACGGACGAGAGCTGGGCCAGTGGAACCTGACAGAAGGGATGGACGAGTGGCGATGGAAGCACTCGAAGTAGGCGTCGAGCTGTGTCGGCTCGAGGATCTTCTGCCTCTGGAGCAGAACGCCCGATTCATGCGGCATGAGACCTTCCAGCAGTTGGTCGCCAATCTCAAGCGAGACGGCCGACTCACCTCCACCCCGTTTGTATGGCTCAACGAGGAACGGGGCGGGCTCGAGATCCTGTCGGGCAACCACCGGGTGGCGGCGGCGATCGAGGCGGGGATCGAGGAAGCCTGGTGCCTGGTGTGCCGGGAATACCTGTCGGAGGATCGGCGGATCGCCATTCAGTTGTCGCACAACGCCATCGAAGGCGAGGACGACGCCTCGGTGCTCAAGTCGCTCTACCAGGCGATCGGTGACGTCGACCTTCGGCTCTACGCCGGGCTGGACGACGAGACGCTGCACTTGCTGGAATCGGTGCAGCCGGCCTCGCTGTCGGAGGCCCGCTTGGACTTCGCCACCGTCTCGCTGGTCTTTCTCCCCGACGAGCTGGAAGAGGCGCAGAGGGTGTGGGGGACGGTCCGTTCGCTGATCGGCAACGTGGACGACGCATGGCTGGCGAGGTGGTCCGAGTACGACGACTGGCTGGACACGATCGAGACGGCCGGCTCTAGCCACGGGATCTCCAACACGGCAACGGCGGTGGCGATCGTCTTGGAGCTGGTACGCCGGAACCTGCCTCAACTCTCCGAGGGGTTCATGTCCGACCAGGCCCAGCAGCGGAATCCGTATGTTCCGATCGCGGCGGTGCTGGGAACGGACAAGATCCCCGCCCAGGTCGCCAAGCGCCTTCATGCTGCGGTCGAGCGTGCGATCCAGCAGGGGTCGGTCCCTGCGGACGAACGCTGGAAGATCCTCGACGGGCTCGATGGCTGACGCATGGGAGCAACGAGCTTCCGAATCGGGAGAGGCCTACGCCGCCTTCCTGGCCTACCGAGACCAGGGGCTCGGCAAGCGGTCCATCCGCGACCTCTCCCGACAACTCGGGAAGAGCCCGTCGCTGGTCGCACGCTGGTCATCGGACAACGGCTGGATGGAACGGGCGGCGTCATGGGACGCCCACCTGCAACGGGTCGTCCAAGCCGAGTTCGAGGAAGAGCTACGAGCGGCCGTCAAACGCCAGGCGCAGATGGCCGGCGTATTTCTGAACAAAGTGGTGCAGCGGCTGCAACAACTCGACCCGGCCGATCTCACGCCCTCTCAAATGATCCAGTGGTTCGACGTCGCAGCCCGGGTGGAGAGGACCGCCTTCGGTCAGCCAGACATGGTGATAGAGGGGCGAATGGGCAACACCGAGCATTCCCCGATGGTGGATCCGGGCAGAGTCATCGAGATCCGGAAGTGGCTGGAGTTGACCGATGGAGACGCTGAGGAAGAGTGACCGGGCGGCGGTTCGCGCCCTTCTGATCTCCGAGCACCCGGCGGTGTACGCCGAAGAGAAGTTCGGATACATCAACGAGCCGTTCCACGAAGAGTGGTACGAGGCCGAGCTGGTCCATCCCCGACTGTGCATCGTCGCCCCCCGGGAGTACGCCAAGAGCGAGGTGTTCTCGGTCAACTCGACATGCTGGTTCGGCGAGAGGTGGCCGGGCTCGCATCAGTGGATCTTCGAGGACTCCCTGGAGCAGGGGAAGCTCATGCTTGAGCGGATCATCTCCGCCATGACCCAGGCCAACCCCGCCATGACCGATCGAATGTGGAAGGAAGAGAACACCGATGCCATCTTCTCCAACTTCTCCCGGGTCACTGTGGCGGGTAGGGGGCAACGGAAGCGAGGTGCTCGAGGCGACCGGATCGTGGGAGACGACATTCTGGACGAGGAATCGACTCACACCCGGTATCAGCGAGCCAAGGTAGAGCGATGGTGGGACGGGACGGTGGCGAACATGGCCCACCCTGGCATGTACCGGAGACTCGGCTGGGGCCACCTCAAGGGCGCCGGCGTGCCGATGCTGTGGTATCCGCCCACGACGATCCGTCTGGTCGGGACTCCCTTCCACCAGGCCGACGCTCTGATGCGGATGCGGAAGAACCGGCTCTACCACTTCCGGCGGTACGAGGCCGAGTTCGATGTAGCCGACCTCGTCCCCGGCACGATGGCCGTCGAGGTGCTCCCGCTGGTGGCGTGAAACTACTTGACGCCGGCTCGCCCGTGTGACAGAGTCCTTGGTGTAGGGCAAACGGAAGGAGAGAGAGAAATGGAAGCAATCTCGACGATCGTCACAGCCGCACTGATTCTGTACCTGGTGTGGGTGATCGCGACACTCGCCTCCCGATGACTGGGTTCCCGTTTCGGGCGGTCGACGGTCGGGAGGTGACAATCGAGTTCCCGATCTCGACGCCGACCGCCTACCGGGTGGTAGCCGATGGGCTCGAGCTGGGGGAGGTCGAGAAGCTTCCCTCCCGGGACGGCCAATGGCGGCTGGTCGGCGACGAACTCCAGACCTTCGATCGGCGGTGGGAAGCGACGGCCGAACTTCTGAATCGGACCCTCGGATCTCGCTGGTCGTGGTAGCGTGACGGTATGACTCAGCAGGCACTCCAGCTCAAGCGGGAAGAGGGAGAGCCGATCGAGTTCGTCCTGCCGTTCGCCCCGGTGTCGAAGAATCGCTGGGGGTCGTGGCCTCAGTTGCACCAGCGGTCCTACCGGCAGAAGTGGCGGCGTCACCTCGACCGGATCCTGCCGACTCTCGGCCTCGACCCTCAAGCGTGTCTGCGGGTCGAGATCGACCTGTGGTTCCCGACTCGTGCGCGCCGGGACTGGCAGAACTATGCCTTCCCGCTGCACTGGGATCTCGCCGACGCCCTGGTCGAGGCCGGCCTGCTCCCGGATGACACCCCCACCCACTACCTGACGGCGTGGAACGGCGGGATCACCTTCCGAACGGACACGAACCGGCTGCTCACCCGGGACGAGCGGACCCGGACGGTCATCCGCCTGGTGCCGGTGACATGAGGGCGGTCTACAAATATTCGATCCCGGTCGACGACAGGGAGCACGCGGTGCTCATGCCGCCGGGAGCCGAGATCGTCCATGTCGCCTGCCAGGACGGCCCATATTCGGTCGAGTTGTGGGCGACAGTCGATCCGGATGTCACCCGGGCCGAGAGGACGTTCATCGTGGCGGGGACCGGCCATCAGTACGACGACGTGCAGTGGAAACATGTCGGATCTGCGTTGACGGCCGAGGGTGCGCTGGTCTGGCACCTGCTGGAGCGGGCATGAGCCCCCAGCACGGCGTGATCGTGAAGATGGAGATGAAGTGGACGCTGCTATCAAAGGCCAAGATCCGGGTGGCGACGTTCCTATTCGGGGCTGGGATCGAGGACCTGGCGGTTCGGGTCGTGCGACGACTTCCCGCTCGCATCAGACTGGACGGGGGTCGCTGGCGGCGCGAGACGATCTACCACGATGGAGGTGCGGAGTGGAATGGCTAATCGTTGGAGCCGTATCGGCGGGCGCCTCGGTGATCTTGCTGGTGCTATGGGCATGGCGGATCGCGCAGCGGTGGACGCCGGAGGACCACTACCAGGGCTCCCCATTCGCAGACGTGACCGTTGACGAGGACGCTGATGGCCTACGGGTATCGGGAAAGATCCGGGTGAGTCATCCCGCCCAGGACATGCGGGCGTTTCTCGCTCAGCACCAGTTCACCCCCGACAGCGATACCGACGGGCGACGCTGGGAGGGGCAAGACCCGAACGAGGTGCCGATCCCATATCGGCTCCCACCCGGATAGCCACAGCTTCACCACAGCCCGCCACAGCCTCGCCACGCTCCGTTTCCCAGGGTTCTCTACCTCTCACCCCTTGGCCGGGTATCGTTGCGCTCCAGACCTCTCGGACGCTCCGGGAGGGAAAGGAGCAGGAGATGTACGTCAAGCTGATCGACCAGCGCGGGCCGAGTCGCATCTACCAGGCAGGCGGGGAGACTGTCGAGTCAGGATCGATCACCTGGCGGGGACCGGACCCATCGGAGGCGTCGCTGCAGGATCTTCTCGATCGGATCGGATCTCACGCCGACGTCTATGACCGGACCCTGATCTCGCCTGATCCGGCCGGCTACGAGGACGGGGACCGGGATCGCCCGTTCTGGCTTCTGCGCTGGGCACGCTTCCAGCAGGTCGACGCGGACGCGATCCGGCTCGTCATCTGCTCCGGTCCGATCTTCGTGCTCGGCGACAACGGCAAGACGATCGACCGCGTCTGACCACCGAGGGGTGCTACCGTGCCGCTACCGCTCCGAACGTGGAAGGAGGCTGCGGTGGTAGAGGACGAAGGCGCACAAGAGGGCTTGCCCGGAGTGCCGCCGCCGAAGGATCTCGTCGAGGTCTCGTTCCTCGGTGCCAAGCAACTGGTCCAGTTCGCCGGCTACCGACTGGGTGACACCGTGAAGGTGGAGCTCGTCGGGCAGTTGGTGGAGGATGGGACCAGGCGCACCACCGAGAAGGGCAAGACGAAGTTCGCCAAGATTCAGGTGGACGCCGTTGAGATCATCGGCTGAGACGGTCGAGGTGGGGGAGGCCGGGGAACTGGCCCCTCCCACCCTGGCCGAGATCATCGCCTCGACTCGGGCTACATCGTGGGGGCCACGGAGCGGCCTATGGCCCACCCGCCGGCCACCGATCGCCCGCCAGATCTGCACTGACTGGATCGGCCAGTTGGGACGGGACGGCATGTGGTCGCTCCCCTGTGAGGAATGCTCGGAGCAGTCGGGATGCCTGGTGGCGAAGCGGAAGGAGGTCGGCCCGCTGATGTTCGACCAGGAGTTCCTGACCACCCCCCGGTCCTCGGCTTCCTCGATCTTCCCCCGGGAGCGCACCAAGAAGATGCTGCGCGCCGATCTCTCGTTCCTCACCTCGTTCACCCCCGACCAGCCCGGGCGCTTCGCCATCGTCAACGGCTGGGACATCGCCTGGTCGGAGCGGACGGGCGGCGACTACCTGGCGAAGATCTCGACGTACTACGACCGGGCGACCCGGAAGCGGCGATTCCTCGACATCTCCCGCTGGCAGGCGCTCACATTCCGCCAGCAGGTCGAGCTGATCCGCCAGGAACACCGGCTTTACTCGGCCAACCTGTCCGTGATCGAGGAAGCCGGCGCTCAGTCGGTGTGGACCCAGGAGGTGAAGGCCACCGGTGCCGAGGTCCACGACGAGCGAACTGCGGAGCTGATGGCTGCGCTCTCCGAGGTGAAGGTGCTGGGCCATGAGGCCTCCGACAAGCGATCGCTGGCCAAGGGCGTCCCCTCGCTGCTACTCGATCTCGAGCGGGAGGCGTGGGAGCTTCCATTCCAGGAGGGCACCTATCACCACGAAGAGGCCGAGAACTTCCTGGTGGAGCTGGAGGCGTTCGGCTGGAACGATGACAAGCTGGAAGGGGTCGGGGAACACGACGACACGGTGATGGCCTGGTGGCACAACTCATGGGGCCTCGAGCAGCACGTCGGCCAGCGGACCACGATGTCGGTTCCGGGAGGACAGATCTGATGGGCTGAGGCGGGAAGAAGCAAGGCCGGTCGGTCGAGCAGAAGCAAGCAGAAGCGGAACGGGTGCGCCTGGCGGCGGAGAGACGTCGGGCTCGACTGGAGCGGAGCCGTCAGATGGCGGCGGAGAGGAAGAAGAGATGAACGAGGTGAGTTTCCTACTGATGGAGGCGAGCGCCCGAACTAACGCGACGGTCGCCCAGTTGTCGGAGGCTCTGAACCAGGCGACCCCCGCCGTCATAGAGATGCTGGAGGTCGCCGCCGATCAGGGGATCAAGGGACGGCGTGCGGGTGAAGCGATCGCCCACCTGATTCGCTCCATCGACCGGGGTGAGATCCGATGACCCGACCCGACTATGTGGTGGTTCTCTGGATCGGGTTCCTGTCAATCGTCCTGGTGCTGGATCTCGGCGGCTCCCCGGTCGGTGCCTTGGCTCTGGCGATCCTGGTCGTCTCGGCGGTGTGGCTGGCGGCGCGGGTGCGGCCATGACTCCGCTCGAGTGGATCTTGGCAACGCTGGTCTCATTCCGCCTGACCCGCCTCGTCTCGGAGGACTTCCCCCCAATCAAGGCCGGACGTGACTGGCTGCTCCGGCGCTGGCCCGGCCCCGACACGACGTTCCCGACGAACGAGGTGGACGTGGTGCGGGGCGAGGTCGGGGACGAGTACCGGCATGTCGAGACCGGCGTTCCGTTGATGGAGGTCGAGATGGTGTTCTTCGCCGAGCGGCCTCACTGGTTGGGCCAGTTGATCGAGTGCTACTGGTGCCACGGGTTCTGGATCTCGGTGGCGGTGCTCCCGGTGTTCGGTCCGACCTGGTTCGAGTGGGCGGTGGGAGCACTGGCGGTGAATGGGCTGATCGGGCTACTCCGATCCTGGGAGGGATGATGTGTCCGCATGGGGATCTGACGTGTCCCTGCCAGGACGGCGATCCCTGCCACTACGTCACCGTGGGTGACTCGCCGGCGATGCGTTGCCCCCGCTCGGGGGCGATCGACTGTCATTCCTGCCCTCCTGAGTCTCGGTAGCATCCGCCGGAGCTCGCATAGCGACCCGGAAGGCATAGCCCGTGCAGGTGGGACGTCACCTCGCAGCCCGGAGCGGAATGACCGCATCCGCCACCCGACTGCGTATCCAGCAAGGCCAGATCGAGACCCCTCCGACGAGGGAATGGCAGAAGCAGAACTGGGCGGTCGCCCGTCGTGTCGGCGAGATCCGATACACGATGGCGTTCCTCCGCTATGCGATCACCAAGGCCAGGTTCGGGGTCGCCCTCCGGGCCCGGTCCGGCGACGAGCCGGAGATGCTCGACGACGGACCCGCAGTCGAGCTCCTGGACCGGATCGACTCACGCTCGATCGGTCTGCCCTACCTGTTCGGGTCGTGGGGGATCCACTGGCAGACGGTCGGCGAGACCCACCTGCTCTGCCAGCACCCGGACTCCGAGGACGAGGTGTGGTCCCTTCGGTCCACCGAGGAAGTGCGCCGGCTAAACGCCCAGCAGCAGGTGTGGAACGGGGATGCCTTCGAGTCTCTCGGCGAGGACGATCTGATCTGGCGGTCCTGGCGACCGGACGAGGAACGGGCCGACCTGCCCGACGCTCCCCTGACGTCGGTGCGGGAGGAAGCCGAGGATCTCCTGTTGCTGACCTCGCAGATCCGGGCGGCGAACCAGTCTCGGTTGAGCGCCGGAATGCTGCTCGTCCCCCAGGAGCTCACCATCCTCCCCTTGCGGACCGACGACGACGACCAGGACCCGGAGCTGTTCGACAAGTGGGACGAGGACGCATTCTCGAAGAACCTCGCCACGGCCATGACTACCCCGATCAAGGACGCCAAGTCGGCCCTGCGGGTGGTGCCGATCGTGATTCGCGGTCCGGGCGACCGCCTCGATCAACTGAGGTGGATCACCTTCGACCGTCCGATCGACGCCCAGGCGGCGGGGGAACGATCCGAGCTGATCTCCCGCATCGCCTCCGGGCTGGACATGCCTCAGTCGATCATCGAGGGCCGGGGCGACATGAACCACTGGACCGCCTGGCTGGAGGACGAATCGACGTACAAGCAGCACATCGACCCAGTGCTGTTGGAGATGATGAACTCGTTCACCCGAGGGGTGTTCCAGCCACTACTCCGGGAGATGGGAGAGGCTCGCTGGCGGGACCTGATCGTGTGGCGGGATCTCTCGTCCCTGGTCCACCATCCCGACCGGCTACAGGATGCGATCCTGCTGTACGACCGGAAGGAGCTGTCCGGGGAGGCGCTGCGCCGTATCGGTGGTTTCAACGACACCGACGTCCCCACCGAAGAAGAGATCGCCAAGCGGCGGGAAGCTCAGCCGGAGTCGCCGGACGACGGAGGCGCTGAGGACGGGGCAGAGGTGGACGAGGGCACTCCCGACTCCCCGAACCCCGCCCAGGCGGCTGCCACCATTCTCGGGCGACGTCGAAGGTTGACGACGGCCCGTGTCGCTTCGGCGGGGGAGACGATCCGCAGGCGGCAGACGATCGGCAGGCGGCTGGCGACGATCGACCTGTCCACCGTCACCCGGCTCACTCAGTTGTGGGACGACGCCGTGGATCGTGCGCTGGAGCGGGCGGGGGCTCGGGTACGGACCAAGTCCCGGAAGTTCACGACGATGCAGTCCCTGATCGACGGGGTGCCGAATCAGATGGTGGTACGGACGCTGGGCGACCAGTTCTCCCGGCTGGGCCTGGAAGAGGGCGACCTGATCGACGAGGACTCCTTCTCGGAGACGGTCGCCGCCACCGTGGTCATGCTCACCGCAGCCCGGAGGGCGGCCGCTGAGGAAGTGCTGGAGCTGGAGGACGTCGACGACCTGGACGACTGGGATGCCTGGAACGAGCAGGAGGGCCAGCGGGAAGCGGAGGCCGGCTCGGCTCTACTCGAGACGGCCATCATCGCCTACGCCCTGTCCCGGCTATTCGGTCGGGACGGGGGCCGAGAGAACGTTCTGCGAGGCGAGGGCTCCCGGAGGAAGTTCCCCACCTCGGCGGTGTGGGCGGCCATGACCAGGGCCGGCGGCGGGACCGTCTCCACTCCCGACGTCGACCACGTCCGGGGGATCGGCAACGGGCCGTGGGTGCAGGAGCGGCTGCGCGAGGCCGGCTTTGTGACTGCCCGGAACCGCTGGATCTACGGCGACCCCGGCCTGCGGGAAACGAACTTCGATCCCCACCGGCGGATAGACGGAGTGCTGTTCCAGGGATGGGACGACCCCAGCCTCGCCACCCCGTCGGCTGGATCGTGGATCGGCGAGTCGTTCATGTATCCGGGCGACCACGCCGGGTGCCTCTGCACCTGGGAGAGGGAGCTGATCGCCGAGTGATTGTGAGTGGCGGTACGCTTTCCGCCATGGAGCCGTTCACGATTCAGGCGCTGGCGGCGCGCATCGTCGCTCAGTTCGCAGATGACGACGAGACCGAGACCCTGTATGTGGTCCGACTGGTCCCCGAGGGTGTGGAGACGGCCGACGGCCGGATCATGTTGGACGACTCCCTCGAGTTCCGATCCGACCGGATGCCAATGATGGGATTGGACCGGACTGACGAGCAGCACAAGGGGGCGGTGTTCGTCGGGAACCTGATCAACCCGCGGATGGAACAGATCGACGGGCATCGGTGGGCGGTCGCCGACCTGGAGTGGGACGTCGACGACGACGCCTCCGAGTTCCAGCGGATGGTCGACGAGGACCGGCTTCGCACCGTGTCGGTGGATGGAATCGACTACGACGTCGACGTGGTCGTGACCGAGCGGGACGAGGAAGGGTTCCCCATCGCGGCCCGATACGAGTTCTCCCGCTTCGTCATCGGCGGGGCGACCATCGTCCCGTTCCAGGCGATGGACGGCTCCGAGGTGGAGCGGGTCGCCTCCGGCACCACGATCGACTTGGCGCACCCTCCCGCCGCATGGTTCGAGCCTCCGACGGATGGGCCTCACCGGCTCCGGGTCACGGACGAGGGCCGGGTCTACGGATACGTCGGGACGTGGGACTCGTGTCACATCGGCGGGCCCGCCAACGTGTGCCTGACCCCGCCCCGCTCGCTCACCGACTACGCCTACTTCCTGACCGGCACCCTGCAGACGGCAGAGGGCGACGAGATCCCGGTGGGACAGTTGACGATGGACGCTGATCACGCCTCGCTGCGCATATCCGCCGCCTCGGCCACGGCGCACTACTCCAACACGGCGATGGCCGCTGCCGACGTCACGATCGGTGAGAACGAGCATGGCATATGGGTGGCGGGCGCCCTTCGCCCTGGGCTGTCTGACGCTCAGATCCGGGCCTTCCGGGCCTCGACCCCGTCGGGCGACTGGCGGAAGCTCCGGGGCAACCTGGAGATGGTGGCCTGCCTGATGGTGAACACCCCGGGTCATGCACCCCCGACCGAGGCTCGGGTGGCCGACGGCGAGATGCTGGCCCTGGTGGCCTCGGCGGTCATGGTGGAAGATGATGTCCCTGAGCTTCCCCAACTGGCGGACCTGTTCGCCGAGATCCGGGAGCTGGTCGCAGAGCTGCGAATGCCCCGCCTGCAGGAGAAGGCCGACACCCTGGCCGACGTGGAGTAATCTGGCCTCTGACCGGATCCATCTACCAGTCCGCAGAAAGCCCCCTACCCCCGTTCGGGGCTTTCTGCGTTTCTGAGTAGCGGTACGGTTCCGACAGACCAAGGGTGAGCGCATAGCGCCGGCAGGGTCGCATCCATTCCGTTCTGACCAGGAGACCATGAGATGAACCCCGAAGAGATCCTCGAAGCCCTCGCAGCCGAGAGTATCGACATTGCCGACCTCACCGTCGAACAGCTCCAGGAGCTACGGACCCACCTCCGGGCCGGCCTCCAGGAGATGCGGGGCGAACTCGACGAAGCCGAGGATCGTGCCGCCCACCTCGAGCAGATGCAGGCGCATCGGACCCTGTACGACGCGGTTGCGGCCCAGCTCGCCACCGCCACCGAGCAGGCCGAGACGCTGGAGCAGACCGCCGATGCCCTGGCTTCCTTCGACGACACCCCCGAGGAAGAATCGACCGAAGAGACGGAGGAAGAAGAGCCCGCCGACGAGTCGATGGAAGAGGAAGAAGAGCCGGCCCGAACGGCTTCCCTCTCCGAGCTCGCCCGCCGGCGCTCCCGCCGGTCCGGTACCTCGACCGAGGTCCGGGACGAGGTGGAGCCGCTCAACCCAATCGAGGCGCTCCCCGGCCTCAACTCGTTCTCGGTGGGACACCGATTCGAGTCGGCGCTGGCCGTCGCCTCCGCCATGGCAGATCGCTACGGGCAGATCGCTCCCAAGCCCGGGCAGAAGGTGGACTACGCCCGCTTCGCGGTGGGCCGGTCCCGGCAGGAGCATCGATTCAACCTGACGGACTCGGCGGAAGAGAACCACCGCACCCTGCGAGAGCTCAACGAGATCCTGCGGGAGACGGACAACGCCCGAGTGGCATCGGGTGGTCCCTGCGCCCCGGCCGAGGTCATGTACGACTTCTACCGGATCGACACCCGGTCGGGTGTCCTGACCCTGCCGACGGTGGGTCTCCCCCGTGGTCGGGTCCAGTTGCCGACCTCCCCCTCGATTCAGGACGTGCTGGGTCAGACGGGGATCGCCACCGAGTGGACGATCGAGAACGACACCGACCCGTCGGATCCGGCAACCAAGCCGTGTATCACCGTCACCTGTCCCGAGTTCGGGACGTTCCAGGTGTCGGCGTGGGTGACGTGCCGTCAGTACGGCAACTTCGGCGCCCGGTTCTACCCGGAGAACGTGGCGAACTTCGACTCGCTCACCCTGGTCGCCCACGATCACGACGTGTCTGCCGCCCTGATTGCAGACGTGGTGGCCCTCGCCACCGCCCATGTGGTCGGCGGGAACGGCGGAGGCGCATGGACCGAGTTCACCGACGCCCTGTCCTTCGAGTCGACGTGGTATCGGTCGAAGTACCGGATGGACCCCTCGGCCCGTCTGGAAGTCCTCGCTCCCCTGTGGGTGCGAGCGGCCGTCGCCCAGGACATCATCAACCGCAACTCGACGGTGTCGTTCGCCAACGCCCTCCAGCAGGTCGATGCCTGGCTGGCGGCGGCGAACCTGTCGGTGCAGTGGCTGTACAACTGGCAGAACATCGAGGACTCGGGCATCTGGCCCGCCGATGCGGACTTCGTGCTGTTCGCCCCTGGAACCTTCCTGCGGGCAGACGCCGGCACTCTCGACCTCGGTGTGGTGCGCGACTCGACCCTCAACTCCACGAACGACTACCAGAACTTCGTGGAGACGTTCGAGGGGATCGTCATGCCGGGCCATGAGGCTCTGTCCATCACCGGAGTCCCGACGTGCCCGACGGGTAACGCCGCCGGCTACCGGGTCGACGAGCTGGTCTGCGCCGCCTCGTAACTCGAGCCACAAGCGGAGCGGAGCGGATGAAGGGGGCTGCCTACGGGTGGCCCCCTTCCCGCGTGGTGGTGGGCGGCACAGGCAGGTCGGGGACCGGGTTCCTGGCGGGGGTGCTCTCGGCCAACGGGATCCCCACCGGCCACGAGCGGGTGATCACCCCGGCGGTTGCCTGCGGGTTCGCCCAACCGGTATGGGACGTGCGGGTGGACGTGTCATGGATGGCGGTCTACCGACACCGACCTCGAGCACTGATCCTGAGAGATCCATGGGAGGTAGCGGCGTCCTTCGTGGGGATCGGGTTCTTCGACTGGTCCCGAATCGATCAGGGGAAGCATCGGGCGGTAGTGGCGATGCACACGCCGGAGGTTCTGGACGGGAAGACGCCGGCAGAGCGGGCGGTGCTGCATGTGGTGGCCTCGACTCGGCGGGGCCTCGATAGCGCAGAGCGGGTGATCCGGGTGGAGCGTCTGTCGGTCGATGACGTTCGTATCATCGGGGAGTGGGCCGGGGTTCCGGTTTCGGCCCCTCACCTGAGAGGCGGGGATCGGAACCGTAGAGGATCGAAGCCGAGTGCCGAGGTGGTTCGATCGGCCGTCTCCGACCGGCTGGTCGCCATGGTGGATGCCCTCTACCCAACTACTTGACGCCAGGCGAGCAACGTGCCATGATTGTGGTGTAGGGCAACAGCAACGAAAGGAGCCCTGATGGCAGTCCTGATCGAATGCTCCGAGTGCGGCGATCTGCATTTCGACCCGATGGCCAGGGAGTATGAGCCGTGCCCGATCCGAGATTGCCCTTGCCCTTACCCGGAGCCTGAGCCGGATTACGAGCGGATCATCGAGGAACGCCGGGAAGCGGGGAAGCCTTGGTACGCCGATGATCCGTACTACGACGGCACGCCACACCGAGGGAGGCCTTGAGATGGTCGAGTGGGAGAAGGTCAAGAAGATCGAGCCGGCCCACCTCGGGCTACCCCTCTGCCAGTCGGAACGGCCCATGTCCGAGCCAGCGGGCTGGGTCTGGCGCTGCACCCGGGCAATCCGACACGGGGGCACGCACATCGCCCACGACCTGCAGCGCCGGGTACAGGCGGCATGGGAACCCGACGACGAGAAAGCGACGGAACTCTGATGGCGATTGTGGAACTGACCGGGGTGGTCCCGGTGTACGTTGAGGTGAACACCAAGACGGGCGAGGTGGTTCGGGTCGTTGTCGATGACGCGACGGTCCGGCTGAACGACCCGGAGAATGAGAAAGAGAAGGCAGCTCGGGCGATCGCCGACCTCGCTCTGTGGCCCTCCTGGGAGTTCGGATGGTGAAGTGGGTCAACCTCGACTGCACTCACCCCGAGGTCCGGCATGAACACGGGACGTATGTCTGCTACGTCCAGGACGGATGCCGGTGCGATCCATGCCGGGAGGCCCGGCGTGCCCGGCGTCGACAGTGGGAACTCGAGCGAGTCGGCCTGCGCCCTTCGTCTTTCGTGGACGCATCGGAGGCTCGAGCCATTGCCGAGCGCCTGGCCGAAGCGGGGATCTCCCTCAAGCACCTGGCTCGAGCGACCGACCTGAGTCACGGCTCCCTGTCGAGGCTGATCTACGGATGGAGGGATGTCGGTCCATCCCGGAAGGTGGCCCGTCGGACCCTCGACCGGTTGCGTCGGGCAGAAGCCGACTTCCACGACGAGTTCCTGGTCCTCCCCGACGGCGTGCCGATTCCGGCAGACGAGGCCAAGCTGATCGTGACAGAGCTGGTGGCTCGAGGGTGGTCCAAGAGAGCGATCGCCTCGCACGTCGCCGGAGAACCTCGGGGGGCGCTGCAGTTGTTCAAGGGCTCGGCGGAGGGGACCTTGGCAGGCACTCTCCGCCGGCTTCGGGAGGCGATGTGTATGGAGGTGCCGATGCGAGTCCACAGTCCCACCGGCAGGCTGTACCAACCGAAGGGCCGGCTACCTCGGGAGGTCCCTCGACTCACCCCGCACGTCGGCGGTCCCGAGTTCCGCAAGGTGACGGCCGCTGACCGGGTCCTGGACCTGCTGGACGCCGAGGGGGGCTGGGTCTCAGAGCTGGAGCTATTGGACCGGCTCAACGCTTCCGAGTCGGCCGTCTCGCAGGCGCTGCGCCGCCTGGTATCCGCAGGCCTGCTGGAGTCACGGACGGGACCAATGTCCTTCCGTCTGAGAAATCCTGCACTACTACTTGACGCGGGTTGATCCGTCTGCCAAGATGATGTTGTAGGGCAACGGCAACACGGAAGGAGCCCCGCAATGTTCCAGGTAGTCAGCACAGAGACCGGCGAGATCTTCGCCACGACCGAGACCTTGGACGAGGCAGTCGCCGAGATGCATCGCCAGTTCCCGGTCGTCACCCCGTGGGACGGGATCGAGGTCCCGGTCGCAGTTCGCAAGGTCGGCTACACGCCCTCCCGCAAAGTCCAGCAGTTCCGGCGCACGATTCGGAAGGAGTCCTGACATGGCCTCCAACCGCTTCGCCAAGTTCTCCGAGATCTACGACGGCAACCCCTCCGACCCCCGGGCCAGCGTCCTGTGGGACGCCGACCACCAGGTCGACGAACTGGCCGGCCAACTCGAGCGTGAGTTGGTTCGCCTCCAGGACAAGGCCGCTCGGGTCCTGGACATTCTCGGCACCAACGAAGCCGAGGAAGCCGAGCCCTCGTACATGCTCAACGAACTGGGCGAGTTCCAGGGGATCGATCCCGACAAGACCATCTCCGCTCTGCATACTGCGGTCCAGTACCGTCAGACGATCGCACGGCTGATCGAGAAGGGTGCCTGAGCCCGTCACAGCCCCCACAAGCTCCGAACCCCCGCCAGGCCCTCCCAGCCCCCACTCGGCGGGGGTTCGGTCGTTCCTGGGACGAATGGTGGGGTCTCCTGCCACGCTGGCCGCTATCACCCTGGTAGGGTTTCGCTACCACGACAGAAGGAATAGGGCTGTGGTCGATATCCCGTCCCCCACCACCGAGCAGGCGCGCACCGAGGCGATCGTGTCCTCGCTGGTCAATCATCCCCCGGTGGACGATCGGATCGTGCAGCGGTTCGAGGTCATCCGAGGGGCTGCGATCGAGCTCGCCCATGAGATCCTGCTGCAGGCGCCTAACTGCCGGGAGCGCTCGACGGCCCTATCCCGTCTCGAGGAAACCGTCATGTGGTCGATCAAGGCGATCGCTCTGCACCAGGCGGCGATCCTGAATGCCGAAGGGCTCCACGCCGGCTGTCATGAGATCCCGTCGACGGACTTCTCCGATCGGGCCTGGGAGGTCAACTCCGACTGCAGTCTGCCGCACCCGGTCGGCTGATGCGCACCGACGTGATGGGTGCGGCCTGATGGGCGACAAGTCCGGCATCGAGTGGACCGATGCCACCTGGAACCCGACGACCGGATGCGACCAGGTGAGCCCCGGCTGTGACAACTGTTACGCCTTGTCGTTGGCTGGACGGTTGAAAGCGATGGGCTCTTCCGCATACCAGAACGACGGCGACCCCCGCACTTCGGGGCCGGGTTTCAAACTGACGTTGCATCCTGACCGGCTCGACCAACCGCTGCGATGGCAGAAGCCCCGACGGATCTTCGTCAACTCAATGTCAGACCTGTTCCACCCCGAGGTACCCGGAGACTTCATCGCCGAGGTGTTCGCAGTCATGGCGCTCGCCGACCAACACCAGTTCCAAGTGCTGACGAAGCGGCCGCAGTTTATGGCCCGCCGACTCAGCAACGACGCCTTCATCGACGATGTCGACTCAGCGCGCCTTCGACGCAACCCGTGGCGAATCATGCCCGACTGGCCGCGCCCCAATGTGTGGTTGGGCACATCAATCGAGAGCGACCGTTACACGTTCCGCGCCAACCATCTCCGCGAGACTCCCGCCGCTGTCCGATTCCTCTCACTCGAACCGCTTCTCGGCCCGCTCCCCTCACTCAACCTCGACGGGATCGGCTGGGTGATCGTCGGCGGCGAGTCGGGACCCAACCACCGGCCGATCGATCCCGAGTGGGTGCGTGACATACGCGACCGCTGCCTCGACGCTGGCGTGCCATTCTTCTTCAAACAGTGGGGTGGGCGGACACCGAAGGCCGGCGGGAGAGAGCTGGACGGGCGAACGTGGGACGAGATGCCCGGGACTCTCCGTTGATCGACGTCGCCGGTCGGGAGAGCCAGTTCCGCGAGCACCTGTGGCCGGTGTATCGGGCGCTTCCCGACGAAATCCGGGGCCGTTGGCATGGCGGACAGTTGGACCGCTCTCCCCTCCGCGCCGAGGTGACGCTGGTGGCGTCGTGGGGCGACTACAAACGGGTTCAGGGACGGGTGCTGTTCCTCGAGCACGGGGTCGGCACGAACTACGGGGATCACCCGTCATTCCCTGGAGGGTCGGGCAAGGATCGAGTGGAGCTCTTCTTGAACGCCAACCACCTATCCTCGGCTCACAACGAGCGCACTTACCCGAAGGCGAAGCACGCGGTGATCGGCGCTCCCAAGATGGACGAGTGGGCCGGTTACCGACATGTGCCGAACGATCCACCGGTGGTCGCTCTGGCTTTCGCCGAGCGGAACAACGGGGTCCCGGAGGGCAAGTCGGCGCACCCGCACTACACCAAGGCATTGCGCGAGCTGGTGCGGAACGCCCCGGTCCGATTCATCGGCCACGGCCATCCCCGGTCCTGGGCGAAGTGGTCCCGGTTCTGGAAGATGATCCGGGTGGAGCCGGTGCAGGACTTCCGGGAGGTGCTGCAGCGGGCAGATGTCTACTGCGTGGACGCATCCTCGACCGCCTACGAGTTCGCATCGACTGGTCGGCCGGTGGTGTCTCTCAACGCCCCCTGGTATCGGCGGGACGTCCACCACGGGGTCCGGTTCTGGCAGTACGTTCCGGGGATCCAGGTCGACGACCCGGCCCACCTGCCGGGTGCGATCATGCGGGCTCTCGCCGGCGAGGGAGAGGACCTGCGACGGGAGGCGGTCGATGCCGTCCACCCGATACGGGACGGGACCGCCACCAAGCGGGCGGTTAAAGCGATATTGGAGGTGCTGTGACTGCCGACGAACTGTGCGCTCTGGTGTGGACCGACGAGCCGCCGCCAAAGGACGAGGGGCGCAAGACGGTGGGTGGCGAGGGCTGGCTGTCCTGGAACGGGAAAGCTCCCGAGTACGAGTTCTGCGAGTTCGCCGGGGCTCTCGTCCTCCTGCTACGTCCCGTGTCGATTGTCGAGACCGGGATGGGAGCCGGGTTCGCCACTCGGCGGCTGATCGCCAACATGAGGCCCCCGTCCTCGCTGGCCTGCTTCGAGTCCGATCCCGAGTTCCGGGCGGCGGGTAAGGCCCACGCCTGGGACGGGGCCGATATCCAGGACGAGCCCACTCCATCGGCTGTGGATCTGGCTACCGCTGATCTCCTGGTCCTGGACTCGGCGCAGCCGTGGCGACGTCTCGAGTTCGAGGGATGGGTGGAGCATGGCAAGGCCGGTTCGTACTGTCTGATGCATGATGTCGACCCGACCAGGGCGAGTGGCTCGGTGCAGCAGGCGATGGCGCACCTGGTCGCCCCATATCCGGGGATCCTGCTTGGCAACCCTCGCGGCGGATGGCTGGGACGACACCCGTGAACCTCCGTGATCTGATCCGAGGATTCGACGGGGTGACGGTGGAGGGCGACCCGACCGGGGTGACTGAGGCGGTCCCGATCGAGCGGTGCTACCGGGAGACGCTCTCATGGACTCGGCATGACGTGGGAGTCAAGGGCGGCGTAGTGGTTGCCGGGCCCGACCAGTTGATCGACGGAGCCGAGACGATCGTCCGACACGAGCACCCTCGCTGGCTATTCGGTCGGATGGTGGAGCGGCTACACCCGCGCCGCACGCTGCGACTCGAGATCGTGGATGACGTCGAGATCGCAACCGGAGCGGTGATCGGGGGAGACGGCTTCGCCTTCGACATGTGGGACGGCCGGTGGTATCGCTTCCCGCACATCGGCGGCGTGCGGATCGGGAGCGGCACGACCATCGGGGCGAACACCTGTATCGACCGAGGCTCGCTCGGCGACACGGTGATCGGTGCGGATTGCCAGATCGACAACCTCGTTCACGTCGCTCACAACGTCCTCATGGGCCGGGGGGTGATGGTGGTGGCCGGGACGGTGATCGGAGGATCGGCAGCGATTGGGGACTACGCCTGGCTGGGAATGGGATGCCGGATCGCGGAAGGGGTTACGGTGGGCGCCTTCGCCTTCATCGGGGCAGGGGCGGTCGTCACCAAGGACGTCGAGCCGATGGCGGCGATCGTCGGGGTGAACCGGCGGATCGAGCTGGACCCGACCGTCCGGCCAAGGCTCGGCTACTGATGAACCCGGCGCTGTGCGTAATCGCCCACCCGGACGACCTCGAGCCGCAGGCGGGCGGAACGGTGGCCCGCCTCTCGCAGACGAGGGAGGTGACCGTGGTCTACCTGTGCGCCCCCACGATCAACGGCGACGGCCTAGACAAGGACCGGGAGGTGGAGGCGATACGAGCGGCCACCTATCTCGGGATCGTCCACGTCGAGTTCCTGCGGTGGCCCGCCGAGGAAGTCACCGACGACTACGACCACATCGCCGTCGTTGATCGGCTGCGGAAGGAACTCGGCGCCAACCTGATCATCGGGCATGGGCTGGACGATTCCCAGCAGCACCACCGGGCGGCGGCTCAGATCGTCCGCACCCTGGCACGGCGCAACCGGATCGACCTGTGGGAGATGGACCACTCGATGCCGGCGGGGCTGGTCTCAACTCGACCCCGCCCGAACCTGTTCGTCGACGTCACCGAGACCTATGGTGCGAAGATGACGGCGGTCGATTGCTACCCGTCGATGGAGGCCAGGCATCCCGGATGGCGGGAGGGGATCATCGCCCGCGATCGGTACTATGGATTCATGCTCAACCAGGACGGCGACACCGGGACCACGTTCGCCGAGGGGTTCGTGGCAAGGCACTCGGCGTGGTTCTGAGACAGCCCGTCGTCGGATCTCGTATGTCCCGCCAGCAGGCGATCGACGTGGCCCGGGGGCTCACCCGCAAGACGGGCCGCTATCACAAGGTGTACCGCTGTAAGGACTGCGGCTTCTGGCACGTCAAGTGATCGACGCCTACGCCAGCCTTCCCCACTTCCTGACCCACCTCGCCCCGCTCCGTCGGGTGATCGACCGGCTGTGGGTCCCGCCCTCGTTATCGACGTCTCCTGCCATTTTGGGTCTTGACTCTTCCCCTATCAAGGGGACGATGCGTCGCGAGGCTCTCGGGGGGTCTCGGACACCTCTCGTGGTCGCCTCGTACCAGGACTACACCCGGGTTCGTGGGTTTGGACGGCCGATCGTCTACCTGGAGCACGGGTACGGGCAGACCTGGCTGGGATCGGATCACCCCAGCTATCCCGGTGGGAAGGGCAAGGGTGACGTGTCGCTGTTCCTGTGCCCCAACGAGCGGGTGGCGGAGGCGAACCGGCGGGCCTATCCCAACGCCGAGGTGGCGGTGGTCGGCTCTCCCCGAGTCGAGCACCTCGCAAGGCTCAGAGGCGACGGGGGGGAGACGGTGGCATTCGGCTGGCACTGGAACTGCACCCAGTGGGAAGAGGCCAAGTCGACGTTTCTCGAGTACCGGGATGCGGTGGCGAGGGCGGCGGCACGGTGGCCCTCGGTCGGTCACGGCCACCCGAAGGACTGGAACCGGCTGGCGGAGTGGTACGCCCGGAAGGGGATCCGTTCGGAGTGGCTGTGGGACAACGTCGTCCGGGAGGCGGGGGTGTATGTGTGCGACGGGTCGTCCACCATCTACGAGGCATGTGCCATCGGTCTGCCGGTGGTCCTCTTGAACGGGAGAACTTGGCGGCGGGACGTCCACCATGGAATGCGCTACTGGGAGTGGGCCGACGTCGGGCCGACCGTCAATCATCCGGCGGAGCTGGAGCCGGCCATCTTCGAGGTGATCTGCGCCGACCGTTGGGGGGAGCGGCGGTCCGAGGTGGCACTGGAGGCCTTCGGTCCACTGGAGGGGGCGACCGAGCGAGCGGTGGAGGCAATACGCCGTTTGTGAGTAGCGGTACGCTCGCGGACGATGCGAAACCCAGCACCCGCTCCAGTCGTCTCGCAGTTGCGTCGGTCCCTGATCACGGCAGCCCGAACCCCGGAGGATTCGGTTCGCTGGCTCCCCGGAATCACCTATCAGCCGATGGCGGCGGTGGGGGGCGGCGGCTTCGATCCCTGCGAGTCGGTGGCCCTCGATGGTCTCGACTCCCCGGACGCCGTCGAATGGGACGCCTTCGGGATCTTCATCGGCGAGACCTGTTCCACCATCGGCACCGATCTCGACGCTCTCGCCTCCCGAGTCGAGTCCCGGCTGCGGATCCAGACTCCGCACCTGGTGGAGCAGGTGTTCTCGACGCTGATCCTGCAGGACGCCTCCGACTTCACCGATGACCACCCGAACGTTCCTCTGTACGACATCTCGGCCACAGACGTCACCGGGACAGGCACGCCGGTCGGTCTTGTCACCGGGTTCTCTTTGCTTGCGGAGGGCCTGGCTGACACGATCGGCTCGGCGCAGGGCTTCATCCACGCCCCGATCGAACTGGGGCCGTTCCTCGAGTTCTATGGGCTCGTCTTTGTTGACGGGAACCAGTTGCGGACCAGGCTGACCGACCACATCGTGGTTCTCGGCACCGGATACTCGGGAGCCGGCCCCGACCAGGAAGAGGACGAAGGCGTGACGTGGGTGTACGCCACCTCCCCGGTCGAGGTGCGGCTGGGAGAGATCGACGTCTCCGGCACCGACCGCTCGTCGATGGTCCGCTCGGTGAACGACTTCGAGATCCGAGCCACCCGTCCGGTCCTGGCACACTGGGACCTGTCGGCGCATCTCGCCGTTCCGATCTGTACCCCCGACCCAGGCCCCGACTGTCCGTCCGGTTCGTAAAGGAGAACCCTCATGGCAAACCAGCCCGGCTGTTACTCGGTCCTCGACTTCTGCGCGATCCGTGCATCGCGCCTGACTGCCGACGGGACCCCCGACTACGACGAAGAGTTCGGCTCCGCCGAGGACAACTCGCCCATCAGTCTCGGCCGCACCGCCCAGGTGACGACCGGGGACCGCTTCGAGCGGAAGAACGGCTGTGGCGTGGTCTGCTCCGTCAAGGAGAACCCGGACACCACCACCGGCGAGACGCTGTCGCTCTCGCTGTGCAACCTGAACATCGAACTGATCGAGCTGCTGACCGGGGCGACGGTGATCCTCGATCCCGCCGATCCCAACGTCATCATCGGCTTCATCGTCCCGGACCCGACGGCGGTGCAGCCCTCGATCGAGCTCAACGGTTGGTCCAAGACGTGGGACGCGGACTCGCAGGTGGCGGACCCGTACAGCTACACCCGGTTCGTGTGGCCGCTCACGACGTGGCGGATCGCCGACTGGACGCTGCAGAACGGCTTCCTCGATGTGACGCTGGAGGGCAAGGCCAGCGGCAACAGCAACATCTCCGACGGCTCGTTCTCCGATCATCCGGCGGCGATCACCGAGTACTTCGGGCTGTTCTTCGACGAAGCGGCCAACGTCCCGGACGGCTGCGGCTATCTGGCCACCCCGGTCAACGCCGCATCCTGACCAGACAATCAAAGCCCCGTGAGGCCCGCCCAACCCTGAGTACCGACAGGGGACGGGCGGGCCTTCGGGTTTGTGAGAGTGGGTAGCCTCCGCTCATGCTCTGCGCCCCCTGGATCGACGCCATCCCGGAGTCCTGCACCGCAGAGGCCGTCTCGGCGGATCTGCTGGAGGAAGCCCTGGCGGTCGCCTCGTCCACCTTGTACCTGGCGACGGGCCGGGTCTACTCCGGGGAATGCTCGGCCGTCCTCCGCCCCTGCTCGCCTCCGATCCTGTTCGACCGTCTCGAGCCGATGCCCTGGTATCCGATCCGAACCTCGGACGGCTCCTGGCTGAACCTGTCGACGGCGTGCGATTGTCACATCGACTACGCCTGCGGATGCAACGGCATCCCCCAGGTGGATCTCGGACGCAACGATGTTCGGTCTGTCACCGAAGTCCTGATCGACGGTGACGTGCTCGACACCGCGGCCTACCGGCTGGACGAGCGCCGGCTGTTGGTCCGCATCGATGGCGGATGGTGGCCGTGTTGTCAGGACCTCGCCAAGCCCTCGACGGAGGTGGGGACGTGGGAGATCTCGCTCACCTATGGGACGATGCCGCCTCGGCTTCTCCAGCGGGCGGCGGAGATCCTGGCGTGCGAGTACGTCAAGGCCGAGGTGGATCCCGAGGAATGCCAGTTGCCACTGAACACGGTGACGGTCATCCGGCAGGGACTCACCATGGAGCTCCTGCCGCTCGACGGGCAGGCCACCGGGGTGCCGGCGGTGGACTCGATCGTGCGTCAGGTGAATCCGGACGGACTCACTCGGTCGGGCGAGGTGTGGTCCCCCGACTTCGCTCGGCACAGGCAGACCTGATGGCGCTCGGAGACCTCCAGCCCCTGCTCGACAACTACCGGCAGACCATCGCCGGCCCGCTGCGCGGTCGGATCGAACAACGGCTCCAGCAAGCGGCTCCCGTGGGAGAGACCGGGAACACCAAGCGCAACACCCGGGTTCGGCTGGTGGCGAACAACCGCAACGAGATCCGGCTGGCGGCCGAGGTGAACGTGGACTACGCCCAATTCCCGGAAGAGGGCACTCGTGCTCACACCATCGTTCCCCGACGGGCGCAGGCGCTGTCGTTCTACTGGCCGAAGCTGGGTCGGCGGGTATTCCTTGCCAGGGTCAACCACCCCGGCAACCCGGCCCGGCCCTGGTTCCATCCGACTCTGGCCCGCTTCGCCGAGTTCATTCGGGAGGTGGCGGCATGAGCTGGTTCGAGACGATGCAGGCAATCCAGACGGTGGTGGAGACGGCCCTGGCGGCTGCGATCGCGGCCGAGACGATCGACGACGGGCCGGTGGTGGTCATCATGCCCGGCGACTCGGCCTGGGATCAGTGCGAGCGGGTGACGATCTTCCTCGGCAATGTCGAGTTCACGCAGCGCGCCTGCTCGGTGAAGCCCTTGGTCGAGTATCGAGTGCGAATGAACGTCTGCATCCCGGGAGACCCCAAGACAAAGGCGGCAACATGGGAAACGGAAGCGAAGAACCTCTACGACCTGGCGGAGATAGTGCTGGGGGCGGTGACGTCGAACCTGGCGGCTCTGTTCGGGGACTGCGAGACGGCGACAGTCCTGCCCCTGCTCAGCCTCCAGCCAAGCGGCGGGCAAGCAGGAGTCGAGTTCGGCGTCCGAACTTCGTGACGGTCATCCCGGCCATCGCTCACGACGGCATGGCCCGCAAGCAGGAATACGTCCTGCGACTCACCGACGACGTGCAGGCCCGCATCGATGGTGGCGTGCTGGTAGTGTCGCCCAACCAAGACGCTGCCAAAGAGAGGGACCGTGTCGAAAGAGGTAAGTGAGTGGGAACTGAACCCGATGGGGTATGTGATCGTCCGTCTGGTCGATGACGACGGCAATGTCAGGTCGACCCACAAGTGCCGCCGGCCCAAGCTGCGGGAATACCGGGAACTGCGCAACAGCCTCGAAGAGATCACCCGGGAGGCGACCAACAAGCAGCAGGAGCTCAACGACCTGCAGAAGCAGATGAACGAGAAGGACGCCGACCTCGACGCCCTGAACGAAAAGCTCTCGGAGGCGCTCGACTGGCTGGCGGAACGCTCGGTCCCCTGGATCAGGGACGCCTTCCAGAGGCTGGCCGACAACCCGCTCCCCGAGGACGAGGGCGAGTGGCCCCCCTTCCTGGTAGCCCAGGAGATCCCGCTGCAGATGGTCCGTCACTGGCGGTCGGTCCCTTTAGGCTCTGGCAGGGCCGGAACGAACTCCCCCTCCGCGAACGGCTGAAACGCCGCAAGGAGAAGGTGTCGGATCTTCTCGCCGGGGATCTCGAGTCGGCGGTCCTGTACCGGGCCCTACCTCTCGGTCCTGCCGTCCTCGACGAGCTCGAGCTGTGGCAGATCGGCGTCCTACTCGGCATGGACATGCGCGACCCGTTGCCCGGCGAGAACCCCGATCCCGAGGTGGACGCGTATCTGGCCCAGCAGCAGGCCCGGGCGATGAAGGCGGCCGAGGTGGCGGCGGCCCGCAAGGCCAAACTGCAGGCAGCCCGGGAGAAGGGCCGATCTGAGAAGCGGTAGCGTTTCGGCGTGGCCCTACGCGAAGAACTGATCGTCGACTTCCAGAAGGCCAACGCAGCCCTTCGAGACTTTGAGCGGTCGGCGCAGAGCGCGGTTGGTGACATCGAGCTCGACGTCGATACTCGGCAGGTCGAGCAGGCCACTCGCGAGCTGCGGACCATGGACCAGCGGCTCGACGACGTCGACGCCGGTGTCAACGAGGTCAACGCCGAACTCTCCGAGATGGAGCTGGCCGCTCGCCGGTCGACCACCGACTTCAAGCAGTTGGCCGATGCGATGGGCGTCTCCGAGGACGAGGCCCGGCGAATGTCCCAGGAGATCCTGGAGTCATCGAACAGCGCCCGCCGGTTGGAGCAGGCAGCTCGCGAGGTGGCCGAGCAGATGGGTCTGTCCGAGGATCAGGCGAGGGACTTCGCCCGACAGGTGCGGAGCGCCGGCGACGAGGCCGAGACCGGCCAGGACCGCTTCCGGGGGCTGAACGATCAACTGGCCAGGCTCGCCACCTTCGCCACCGTCGCCCTGGTATTCCGTGAGATCGCCCAGGGCATCCGTGAGGCGATCACCGAGGCGGCCGCCTTCGATGACGCCCTGACCGGATCTCTGGCCATCCAGGGGGACGTGGCGGCCCTGCGGGACGACTTCCAGAGCCTCGCCTTCGAGATCTCCGAGTCGGTGCGGTTCTCGGCCACCGAGGCGGCGGAGGCGTTCTTCTTCCTGGCCTCGGCAGGACTCGACGCCGAGCAGCAGTTGGCGGCGTTGCCGGCGGTGGCCCAGTTCGCCCAGGCGGGCATGTTCGACCTTGCCACGGCCACCGATCTCCTGACCGACGCCCAGTCGGCCCTCGGCCTGACGGTCTCGGACGCCGAGCAGAACTTCGAGAACCTAACCCGGGTGGCCGACGTCCTGGTGCGGGCCAACGTCCTCGCCAACGCCTCGGTCCAGCAGTTCTCCGAAGCCTTGACTAATCGAGCGGCCACCGCGGCCCGCCAGGTGGGGGTGGAGATCGAGGAAGTGGTGGCGGTGCTCGCCGCCTTCGCCGACCAGGGCATCAAGGGCCAGCGCGCCGGCGAGGCCATCAGCATCGTCCTGCGGGACCTACAGAAGGCAGCCGTTGACAACGCCGAGGCGTTTTCCCAGCTCGGAGTCACGGTGTTCGACCAGGAGGGCGAGTTCGTCTCGTTCGCCGGCATCATCGGGGATCTCGAGCAGGCGCTGGCCGGGCTGTCCGACGAGCAACGGCGGGTCACGCTCACGTCGCTCGGGTTCCAGGAACAGTCGCTGGCGAACCTGAACACCCTGATCGGCACCTCGGATCAGATCCGTCGGTACGAAGCGGGCTTGCGGGCCGCGGGCGGAACCACCGAGGAAGTCGCCAACAATCAATTGCGGAGCCTGGGTGCGGCCCTCGACATCGCCGGCAACAAGGTCGACAACCTGCAGGTGCAGTTTGGGACGGCCCTCGCCCCGGCGGTGCAATTCTTCGCCGAGGACGTCCTACCCGCCCTCCTGGACGGGCTCGCCATCGCCATCCCAAGGATCGAAGAGTTCGCAGACGCCATCGCCGGGACCGCCGCCGCCACCGACGAGGCCGGTGTGGGGTTGCAGGGGTGGACGTCGGCCGTCATCCTCACCGGCGGGATCGTGGCGGACGCCATCGGCGCCATCGGCGACGCCACCAAGGGGTTGGTCGAGCTGGTCAACGCCGACCTGGAAGGCTTCACCGACCAGTTGGCCGATCTGAACCGGCGGGCACAGAACACTCGTATCGCCTTCGGTCTGCAGGGTATCTCGACCGATCTGGAGGCGGGCCGGGCACCGGCCGACGCCTTCGGCGAATCCCTAGCCTTCGTCTTTAGTGCCCTCGAGGATGTGAAGAATGGATCCGAGTTGACCGAGCGGTCCATCTTCCAATTCGCCTCGGCTACGGGCCTGTCGCGAGCGCAGTTGGCGGAGATTCTCCCACTGATCCTCGGCCAGGCGGAGGCGCTGGGGGCGAACAGGGAAGAGCTCGACGCCATCCTGAGGATCACTCGGAACCTGCGGGGCTCACCACTCAACTTCGACCGGGGAGGACTGGGCCAACTGCGCCGGGACGCCGCCGCCCTGGACGACACCTTCCGGGACTTCACCGAGCCGGAGGTCATCGACCGGCTGCGTCGTGACGCCGACGATGCGGCAATCTCGGTGGCGGAGCTGGTCATCTCGTCGGAGGACCTGGCGATCGCCTTCTCCGAGGGAGTGCCGGCCATCGAGCAGGCGGTGGTCATCATCGACGGCCTGCGGACCGGAGCCATCGAGGCGGCAGACGTCATCTCCGAGACGCTGGGAGCTGCGATCACCGACGTCTCCGATGCGTTCATAGACGCCAACAAGGACAACCAGGTCTCCGGCCAGGAGTTCCTGACCGGGCTGATCCAGACCCAGTCGGATCTGATCAGGTTCCGGGCGAACATCCTGGCGCTGTCCGCAGACTTCCCAGCCCTGGCGGTGGCCCTGCTCTCCGCTGGGGCGGACACGGCGGCAACGGCGGCGGCAGACCTGGTGGCCAACATCGAACTGGCCGACGACGCCGAGAGCGTGCTGCAAGGCCAGAACGCCGAGCTGGCCCAATTGTTCGAGGACACGTTCTTTAGCGCGGTCGATCTAACCGACCTCGACGGGCCCGCCCTGCAGATGATCGAGGCGCTCGGCCGCTCGTTCGCCGATCCGACCCTCACCCCGATCCTGCAGGCGTGGGTGGATCAGCAGTTGGCCCGGCTGCGGTTCGGGTTCGGGTTCGACCTCCTGGGCGGTCCCAATGTCGGCCTGCCCACGACGTCGACGACCTCGGGGGGCGATACGATCCCGGTCGGGCCGAACGAGGGGCTTCCGATCCAGCAGAACATCACCATCGTCAACCCGACCACGCAGGATCTCACGTCTGACGCTCAGACCGCCGCCCAGCTTCTCGGCCAGGTCGGCTCGTCACTGGTGGGGCAGGCAGGATGACGTGCGAGGCGCGCCTGCGTGTCGGTGGGACCGTGTCAGGTGACACGATCACGGGTGGGGTCTCGATTGAGTCCGAGGCCATCAACCTGCTGACGTGGGACCAGGTGCGGGGACTGCCGAATCGGCAGCTCGGGAACGTGGTCAACCCGAACCGCGACGGGGAGATCCCCCGGGTCGGATCACCGTCGCGGCCGGGGAAGCTGTGGCGGTCGAAGCCGGTCACACTCCAGGTTCTCGCCTGGGACCGGGACGTGAACGGGCTGATCACCTCGGGTGACGGGCGGTGCGACCACCTGGAGGGGAACCTGGACGACGTCGGTGAGCTGCTGTTGTCGGCTGAGGATCTGATCGTCCTCGAGATGGACATGCCGGACGGCACCACCCGATGGATGGAGCTCGAGTTCTCCGGCGTGGGTATACCCGTCCTGCAGGGGCCGGTGTTCGGGTCCACCCACGCGGCATGGTCGCTGCTGGTCCCGATGATCGCCCCCTACCCGTTCTGGCAGGACTCGGAGGAAACCGACCTGGTGGTGACGCAGGCGGGTGGATCCGAGACCCTCTCCAATACCGGGACGGCTCCGATCGGCAACGCCCAGGTGCTCTTTGCCGGCGACTCGATCCTGGAGCACACCGAGTACGGGGCGGAGCTGGAAGCGTCGGGAGTGACGACCCCGCCTCTGACGGTGGACCTGCGCGGGTCGCGAGTCCAGGTCACGGAGGGGGGAAGCATCGTCAAAGGGAAGATGCGTCGGAACAGAGCGGCATGGATGCGCTTCCCCCGCGGTAACTCCACCCTGACCGCCACCGGTGCCAACGTGACGGTCCGCTACCGGCTCCAGTGGCTGATATGAACGATCTGTATCTGGAGATCTGGTCCCGTCCGGGCCATGCCAGTTTCGACCGGGTGGTGGAGGATCCCGACGCCGTCACCTTTGGGGCATCGGTGCGGATCGGCCTGGGCGAGGGTCACATGACCGTCCCGGCGATGTGGGAATACCTGAACGACGCCCTGTTCGACGATCCCGCTGATCCGGCCAACAACGTGCGGACCATCGCCCGGATCTACAACGAGGTCCGCCCGGAGATCCCGATCGCCGAGTGGTTCCTGGACGATCTGAAACCGACCGACGAGGACCCGACGTGGGAGATCGTCGGGCTCGGCATCGCCAAGATGTTCGGCTACCTGGTGGTCGAGCCCCCCGACTGGGACGGGTCTACGGATTATGTGGCTGCGATCCCCGACTGGGTGTACGGCGGGCGGAACATCGCCGGGGACCTGACGGGCCGATACACGCCGGAGCGGGTGTCGCTCGATCTGCTCCGGACCGATGACGGGACCTACACGATCACCGTGTTCACCGATGACGGTGCCGTCATCGACACGACCGCCGCCATCGACCACGACGCCGACAAGTTCGCCATCGACGCGGCCTTGACCGCCCTGTCGAATGTGACGTTTGTGTCGGTGGACGGGGTGGATGGCAGCTTCCGGCTCACCTTCAATGACGAGTCGACGAACACGATCATCTCGGCCAACTCGTCGAATCTGATCGGCCAGTGGCAGGTGGCGGTGGATGCGACCGGCGGGACGTTCACGATCACCGTCAACGGTGCGACGACCGGCAACATCGCTCACAACGCCTCGGCGGATGACGTCAAGACGGCGGTGGAGGCCCTGGCCGGCGTGACCGACGTCGACGTGACCAGAACGCAGACAGCAACGTTCAATTGGACGTTCCAGTTCATCGCCCCCGACTCGCCCACCACGTTCACGGTCGATGGGTCGCTGCTGACCGGCGGGGCCGGGACGGCCGTCGCAACTCAGTTGGATCCGCTGGCGCAGATCACCTTGATCGAGCAGGGGAAGATCGTCCCGGCCGGCTGGGAGATCTCACGGTCCTACCTGTCGACCATCGAGCATGGGACGGTCATCGAGTTCCGCATGTGGGAGACCGGCGACCCGGCCCTGCCTGCCGGCTGTGGCGCCGGGCAGGCGATGATGTTCAATGGGCTCGAGCCCGCATTCCCAGGCATCCAGAAGGTTCTCAACGTCACGCCGGGAGCCCTCTATCAGGTGCATGCATGGGTGACGGGCCTCAACGCCGGCGACACCGTCCGCATGGTGATCCGCACTCTGGCCGAGCAGGAGCTCAATGGGGATGCCAGAGATGAGCAGACCATCGCTGTCTCCGGGGCGTGGCAGGAATTCTCCATCCCCGACCTGCGGATTCCCGAAGGGGTTACCCAGGTGATCTTCCGCTTCGGTCATGTCGACTCACCCGGAGTGGACCCCGGGCGGATCTTCGTGGCCTGCCCCACATTCCGGTTGGGCTTCGCCCCCGAGACATGGGGTGGGATCCTCGTCGACCAGTACGTCGCCGCCACCACCGGGGTTCCGACTCGGACTGCCGCCGGGTTCGGCCTGTGGTGGGACGAGCGGGACGTGACCGGCGTCGACCGCTACCTCGAGCTGGACTTCGACGCCACCGACGACTCGGCGGGGGTGCCGTGGATCCGCACCGAAGAGATGACGATCAAGCGGGGCCTCAACGGCATCCAACTGCTGGACGTGGGAGCGAAGATCGGATACGAGCATCGGGTCATTCCCAAGCAGCTCAAGACGGCAGATCCGGCCGACGACGGCGTGTGGCTGCTGCAGGCGTTCAATCCCGACGGCATGGACGACGGCCACCCCGGCGACGACGAGTTCCTGCTGACCGAGGCGGTGCGCCTGGGCCTCCAGTTCTACGCTCCGAGAGGCTCCAGGGTCATAGCCGAGGGCCGGGAGCAGCAGTCCTCTCGGGCGATCTCGGCGGCGGCCGAGGCCAGCATGGGGGCGATAGAGGTCTACCTGAACCAGCGGGACCTGGAGGGGGGTGGCACCCTGGCGGCGGCGGCGGCGACGGGTCTGGCCGATTCGATCCGCCGCACCAAGTCCGTCGCTCCGGTCATTCGCCCGCTTCCCGACGAGCATCAGCCGCTGATCGACTGGCTGTTACCGGGTAACACCGAGGATCTCGAGTTCCCGCCGCTGATCCCGCGGGAGTCCCATCGGGTGCGAGAGGTGACGATCGCGGTGGACGACTTCGCTACCGAGTACCAGTTGGCGCTTGGTGCGGACTCGGCTCCGTCGAACTTCTCGACGGTGTCCAAGGCGGTCGCCTACCTGCTGAACAAACCGGACCTGATCCGGGAGGAAGGCCGGGGGCCCGGCCAACTGGGCGACGTTGCCATAGCCGCCCCGGCGACGTGCGACGAATGTCTCGCCGAGTTCCTCGGTGGTGGGCCGGGCAGGGTGGTCGATGCCGTCACGACAGTCGAATCGCCCCTTGTGGGGGACTTCGAGGCGAATCTTCCGTCATATGCGGCTGGCGATGTCGTCGTCATCATCGTCAAAGCCGACGGGGGTGAACCGACCGCGATAGCCGGGTGGTTCAGCACGCATGAGCCCACCCCGTCAGCGACCGCCGTCTACTGGAAGGAGACGACCGGCAGCGAAGGCGCGCAACTGGTGATCCCCGGCGTCTCCATCTCGGTAGTGTCGGTCGCCGCCACCTTCCGAGGTGTCGACATCGGCACGTTCCCTCCCGACTTCTCTGCGTGGAAGTTCCATTCGACTTCTGTCACGCTCGACCCGGCGCAGGTGACGATGAGCCACGGGGATGATCTGTACGCGGTGCTCGTCCTGGTCGGCGGTATCCATGGGTCTGGTTCGGTCAATGTCATAGATCCGGGGGACTATGTGGAGCTGGGCCAAATCCAGGCTGGTCCGGGCGACTCGTCGGCCTTCATGGGGATGCGACTAGTCGAAGGAGTGTCCGATGATCCGCCTCCGTTCACTCACTCTCCAACCACGTCGGGCGGGTCCCTGTCGTATATCACGATGGCCCTCCGGTTCTCCATCGACGCCAGCGTTGCCCTCGCCGCGCACACCCACACTGAGGACGAAGTCGATGACATCGACAAGCTCGCTCAGAAGGCGGTTCCGGTTAACGCTGACCGTGTCAAGATCTATGACTCGGAGGACGACGACACCTTCAAATATTCCGAGCTGGGGGACTTGCCCGGTGGCGCCGTGTCTCAACAACTGTCGTTCTTCCGGACCGGCACACTGGAAGTCACCACGGGCGCATCAAAGTTCCCGGCCCTGTTCGACATGACCCTGATTGGGGTGCGGGCGGCGGTCGGTACCGCCCCGACAGGTGCGGACCTGATTGTGGATGTGAACAAGAACGGCACCACTGTCTACACCACCCAGGGGAACCGTCCGACGATCAGTGACGGGAACACATCGTCAACTGAGACGGTGCCCGATGTGACGGCGGTCGCAGCCGGGGATCTACTATCGGTGGACATCGACCAGGTGGGCTCTTCGACCGAGGGTTCTGATCTGGTGGTCGCCATCGAATTCCAGGAGGCGTAGATGAGTCTGATCATGATGGAATCCTGCGACCTGCCGAGTGTGGCAGGCGCCAAATGGGATCTGATCACGACGACCAACTTCGCGCAGACCGTCGACTCCCGGACCTGTTGGACGATCGCGGACAGCCGGGATGAGGGGCTCCGCAAGAACTTCGCCGCCCAAGAGGATGACACGATCATCCTCGGGTTCCGTCACTACAAGACGGGGCTCTCCGCCACCAACAATGCCGGGTCGATCATGTCGTTCTGGGGTGACGGCGGGACAGTGCTGCATCTCACCGTCGAAACACCCAACTCGGACGGGTCGATCGACGTGCGACGGGCCGGCACCACCATCCTCGGCACGTCGGCGGCGGGTGTCCTGTCGCTGATCGGAGCCTGGCAGTACATCGAAGTGAAGGTGCTGATATCCGACACGGTCGGCACCGTCGACGTGGTGGTGGATGGTGTGAACGTGCTGTCTCTGACCAACCAGGACACCCGCAACGGGGGGACAGACGCTCTCATCGATCAAGTACGGATCGGATCTCAGAACACCGCCAACAACGCGGCCACCGCCGTCCGCGACATTGTGATCATGAACGAGCAAGGGTCGTCACTCAACGACTTTCTCGGACCGGTCATTGTTGAGGCTCGTCTGGCGGACGGGGCGGGTGACAACACTGATTGGACTCCGAACACCGGGGCGAACTTCCAGGCGGTGGACGATCCGGGGGC